GTTAACATGCCCAAACAAGGAGCTTATTAATTATGGCTAAAGTTTTATTCATACAAAGAAAAGATATTATAGAGTTCACCTCTGCTAATGGCAATGTAGATGTAGACAAACTCCTACCGCATATTTTTAGGGCGCAACAGATAGAGTGCCAGAGATTATTAGGTTCTAAGCTTTATGATAAAATAGTAAGTGACATTACAGGCGGTACTCTAACAGGTGAATACTTAACGCTTGTAGATACTTATATCAAGCCTATACTTATACACTATGCCATGATGTATGCACTTCCATATTTGAGTGTTACAATAAGCAATGGAGGTGTGTATAGAAACAACCCTGAGAACGCTACTGCTTTAAGTAGTGATGAG